GTGGGCTTTGTGACCCACTGGTAGTATCGATCAGCAAGTTCAATGGGGTTACTGATATCAGCCACTGTACCGTTTTCCACTGCGATACGCAAGCATTCTAATCGGAGTTGAATCTGTTCTTCTGTCATGTCAAAAGTTCTCGGAGTTTCAATGCCTCACTGACGTATTTATCGTGTTCCGGATGCATCCCATTCCAGTACGGAGAATCAGAATCCATGATCTGTTGCAACCGACTTTCTATCGATGCTCTTCCACCACTGTCACCAAAAGCCACATCGTTCTGTAGCATACCATCTTCCTTTAGTATTTGACCGACTCGGTTGAAGAGTTTGATCATCTCCGGAGAGTTTCCCAGGCCGGATGCCTCCACCATCTTGACCGTATCTGCGTCTGCTAACTGGAGAAATGCCTGTTTGGCAATCTGGGTCTGACTCTCAAAGTCGGTTCCCCATTCTCTCTTCAGTGATTCAATCCCTTGCTGGACCGCTTCCTGGTACTCGTTTTTTTCCTGGGATCTGACTTGTTCATACTTGTTCATCATCCAATCGTAGACGTTCCGTGCCTGATCCTTGGAGAGACCCAGTTTGTGAGCGTTGTTGACGTACTCCAGATTGATGTCATTCGACAGATCGATTTCGTAACCCTGTGGATCAGGAGGTCTGCCGAGTTGATTGTAGAGTTCCTCGTAGTTTCCGTCAGAAGGAAGCCGAACCAGTTGCTCTGCTGGAACTCCCATTTTTTTAACTAGATTGACATAGCTTTTTGCTAACTTTGATACATCGTCAAAATTACGTAGAGACGGTTCATGAGCCAGTTCTTCCGGCAAAGAAGTCGGATCAAACGCCATGGCGGATTCGGTGGCTTCGGTGGTCTCGGTGGATTCCGTTGGAACTTCATTCATAGGGTCTTTCCATTTGGGTTTCTAGGGTCTCCAGATCAATCTTCAGATACCGTAAAATGTCTACCACCACAGAACGTCTACCGTCCTGGAAAGCAGAAGTGTACGGATCATTGGGGATGTGAGTGGAATTGAAAACGAAGTGGCGTTGGCAGAGGTCCGCTAAGACCTTGCGTCCTTGGGGGGAGTCAAAGACAGTCCGATAATCAGACTGCCTCTTTTTTTGAAAGATCATGCGCTTCTGGCTTTTGCTTCATTAAGAGTTGCTACGGATTCGTCTCTGCGAGACTGTGAAATCAAAGACTGTTGCTGGGCAATTACTTGAGCCTGTTGCATCTGTTCCATCATCTGCTGTTGCTGAAGTTCCTCGTTCTTCTTCTGATCCCGTTCGGCTTCTGTACGGAAAACTGAGGGAGAAACTTTTAAAATCTCTGCTGCTAATTCGGCAACTCTTCCGGTTTCAAAACGCTCAATGACAGTCGGATCAAGTTGGGCAAATGGAACAAGGAACTGAATCAGTTGTGAAATCGAAGCGAGTTCGCCAGATCTTTGAGCAATTGCTACCGGATTGGAATACGAGATTTTGAACTCTGCCTGTTGCAAGGACTGTGGCGCTTCTGGAAGGGAACCATTTCGTAAGAGAATCGATACTGTTCTTAGAACCAGAGGTCCAAGCAGTTCAACTTCCTGACGAGCGACAATGGGTCCAAGAATCGAAAGTCGATCTCTCTGCCGTGCAGCAATCTCTGTTGCCGAAAACCGAAGGACATCCCCGTCTGCAGCAGTTGGCCCAGGGAGTTCCAGGAGATCAATGTAGAATGCTCGTTCAATCGCATTCCGGACCTGACCCATTTTTGCTTCATTGAGATCAATTCTCGCATTTGTGATCAACGGAGTGATTCGATCCTGTGGTCCAAGTCCGGCTCTGAAATAGTTCAATCCTCCTGGCTGGAGTCTTACGGGTCCGAGGAATCCATCGTCTGGAAGTAACATCGGGGGATCGACTACTTTTTGAAGTGCAATCAGACCGATTCGTTCCATTTCGTTGATCATCCGGACATCCGGCAATGCTTCGATTCCTGGTCCTCGTCCGTAGACTTCCATCGAGTTCTTTTGCCATCGACTGACAATGTACGGCAACTCTTCAAAACCTCCTTCTCGGATTTCCTTTCTGGTTGCTGTTTCGATGTAGACGGATAAATACGGTTTCGACAGCTGTCCCTTGCCGGACTTGTTCCGAGGTTTGACACAATGCAGGATTTCAAAGCGTTCAAAGGGATTGTTGTCTGCTGCCTTTTTGATTTCATCAGATAGCGATTCTCCGAACTGACGGTAGAGAGATCGTGCGGTGTCCCAGAAGGTCCGGTAGATGGCATCTACTCTGCCGAGTTTGTCTTCTGCGATGTAACAGTGTCCTAAGAAATAAGACCGGAAGACAGGACCGAAGGGAGGTTCATTGGAAACAAACAGGACTGCTGTACCGAAAGCCATCAGATCCAGAAAGTATTCATGGATCGAAGAATGGAAACTGCTCTGAGGAGAATTGAAAACAGCCATCGTTCTGCGTGTGGTTTCTTCCAGCCACAACTGGACTTCTCTCTCTTTCATCAACTGCGGATCTTCGGTCTCCAATGAAAACCAGGGAACCGTATTGCTGGTCAACGTGTTGTGAAGACCGGATGCTCCTCGGACCAAGGCACGGACTGCTGTGGATTCATAGATCCGATCTCTCCTCTGTTCTCCGGAAGCACGATACCGATTGGTAAAGTCTGCTCTACGAGGAATCATCAGTTCTGCAATATCCTGCCACTGGTTCTCCCAGTTGCCCCTATCGCTTTTCAGTGCCTCGTATTCTTCGAGAATGTTCATAATGCACTCGCATATCTTCTACGATTCATCGGATCTTTTGCCCCAGTTAAAATCGTATCTTCTCGTCCATATCTATTCAACATCAGTCTTCTGATTCTGCGGAGTCTTTCCTCCTCCGTCATCTTGTCTGCCTTGGTGGTTGCTGTCTCCATGTCTTCAAAAACAGCTTCGTTGCCTGTGGCTTCTGTTGCGTCCAGATTTGCTGCAGCAGGTTCTGCTGCTACCGTCCCTTCTGTCGTCCCTGGTTGGAATGGAGAAATGATATTCTCCCAAGTTAATTCCAATGCGTTCTTTGCCTTTTCTGTCAAATCCATCGCTAGATTGGAAGTAGGTTTCAATACAGCATTTTCTGCAATCTCCACTACCATCTTCGGTGCTTCTGTCACCGTAGTTGCTGCTTGCTTCACTACATTCTCTACGACCTTCGGTACATCAATCTTGGCAATCTGTTCGACTGCTTTGACGGGTTGCTGAACTACCTGTGTAACCGCTTGTACTACTGGCTCTGCCGCTTTTACTACCGTCTCGGCTGCCTTTACTGGGGCCAGTATTGTTTCCTTTACTACCGACTCCACCACCTTTGGTGCGTCAATCTTTGTGATTTGTTCTACTGCTTGAACAGGAACCTTGGCAACATCCACTACGGATTCAACCACAGGGGTGACTGCCTGGACTGCTGTCTGGGCTACCTGCTCTACGGGTTTCGCTACCTCTTCGACTGCTTTGACTGCAGGGGTAACCACTTTTTCTACTACAGGTGCTGTTACTGACTTTACGGCTTGTTCTACAGGCTTAGCTACTTGTTCTACTGCTTTGACTGCAGGTGCTGTTACTGTTTCTACGGCTTGTTCTACCGGCTTGGTTACTTGTTCCAGATTCGGTGCGCCGACATTAAATGTCCAACTGTCCAAATTGTCAGGAACACTGATGTCAATTGGAGAGAATTTAAACCCACCACCACCGTATCCGCTACTTTTCCCACCACTTTTACTAGATCCGCCACTTGTGCTTGCCCCAGATAAACTCAGTACATCACCTAGAAAACTCATACTATGCTCCTATAAAATATTGTGAACCCACTTGTTGACCACCTTGGCGCTTCAGAAACTTATTCACTCTTTCAAAATCAGACTCCGGCTTCCGGAAGGTTCCATAGAAAAACGGTAGTTTCACTGACTGTGCTACCGACTTCGCTACTTTGTAGAGTTCAAAGGCTGTTCTCGTTTTTCTGTGCTCCGGATGGACATAGACATAGTATTCATAAAGTGCCGCATCATTCGTGTACCAGTGGCTTTCTGCTCTCAGACCCATGTGTCCCAAGAGTTTTTCCTCTTCAGTCTTCTTCAGAACTACGTGGTGTTGAATACTGTCGGTTAGAAACGAAATACATTTCTCTTCATCCATCTTTCCGAAGGGGGCCATTTCGACATACATGTTCCGGAGATCTGCCATCAAGGCATCTACATCGGCTAGAGTACACTTTTCAATCATCGGATGGCTGAAGGACTCCGGACGGTAGAAGTCAGAATGCTCTGCTGATAGTTTCTGCGAATTCCCTGTTTCCTCGGATCTCGTTCCACTTCAATCTGTTTCAATAAGGACGGAAGCATCTCGTTGATCTGGTCTAGCTCTGCGCCACTTTGTTGCATCGTAGTCTGGTACTGCTGAAGAGTCGGTTCGTATGCCTTGTAATTGGCCTGGAGACCCTCGTAGGTCGATAACAGTGCGTTGTAAGCATCCAGACGAGCCTGAGTCCTGTTCGCTTGAAAAGCATCGTAGGCACTCCGAACCTGGGGTTCAAAGGAAACTGCTTCATCGTAGGCACTTCGATACTGAGGATAGTCCTGCTGATACGACTGCTGTGCCGAAAGTCCTTGTTGTCGGACTGTTTCAAAACGTTGTCTCAGTTCCTCCACACGGGAGACGGGGTTGTATCCTCTGGCCATGCTCTCCAATGGTTGAAAGGGTCAAAAGTGCGATCTGACAAAGATCCCTCGGCTACCTCTGCTCTGGGTCTCCAGGTTCGGATCGTGGCATAACGAAGAGATTGAACGGCATAACGGGTTGCGGACATCAGGTCATCATTCCTTCTGACAATCTTTCCGTCCTTGCGGTGATAGATTCTGTATTCCTTGTACCAGTCCTGCAAATGATCGAAGACCTTCAACCGTCCGGTTTGAAACCTTGTGATCATTGCCATGATTCCTGGTTCGACCGCAATTCCGCCTTCCGGATTGTGAAAGTGGGAACCCAAGAAATTGACTCCGGCCCTGCGATACTGATCGGCTAAAGCGTGTCCACTGCCCTTGTCATGAATGCTCCCGTCATGAGGCCAGGCTACCGGAATCCAGTTTCCTCGGAGTTTGATTGCTTCGGCATGCTGCAACATCGCTGCACCGGACTGACAGTAACTGTCATAGAGATAAGCTGTGTCCGTGTCACGGTCCCAGGCTACCCAGATTGCTGCAGTCGGATGGTCAAAACCGAAGTCGATTCCACAGATCCTGGGCCAGTGTTCCGGAATTTCAAAGGCTCTGACCGAAAAGGATTCCTCTGCAATCGGAAATACTTGTCCACTTCCAAGTACCGGAATTCCCTTGGATCTCATTTGACGCTCATGCAACGGTAACGCTGAGAGAATCTCCTGTTTTACATCTTCAGATAAATGCGGAGCATCGTCCCAGGAAGCAGTCACCAGTTGCTGCGAAGGCTTTCGATCATTCAAAAAGTTCTGGACAACTCCGGTGACTCCCCGTTCCGGTGTGAACGTCAGATAGACCGGACCCCCGTTCTTCAATGAGGCACGAAGAGATTG